GCAGGTGTAGCAGATTGTCTGGCTTACCGGATAACTTGTGCCGCATACCTTGCATTGCTGCCATGCCACCAGTTTGACTTCTTCTTCCTGTCCGTTTTCAGTTGCTCTCCTGTTCGCCATGGCTTCCTCCCATTTCGCTTTCAAAGTCCAACATCAGCTTCTGGCCGGATCCCGAGAGGCATTTCTCTGTTTGAAAATCAAAATACCTTGCGCCGGTCGGCATTTCTCTCTCGTTCCATTCGTCGTGGGAATGCTCG